TGGCAACAGTTGATCGTATGCAGCAGTGGAACACTACTAATTACAAGCGACTGCGATATCAAACAGATACAAAGTGGAACAAAGGTCACTTACCTACCATGTTTGCTTCATATCAGAAGTTTATTGGTGGCAAATCTCAACGTGAAGTTATGGAGGCTCATTATGGAGACAACGAGGAAAAGTCATTTGATAATTTGTGGGAAAGTGCTAAGACACAGCTGCATAAATTTGGTCGTTATTCTACTTGGTTTTATCTTCAGCATCTTAAGCATACCGCTGATGTTCGGATTAGCCCTACTAGTCTCATGCTTGACGATTATGATGGGTCTCGCTCTCACCGTAATGGGTTGCATCTTGCCCTCGGCGAAGATGACAAGTACGATCAGAAACTGGACAGAGCAGCTTATGTATCTCTTGAAAGTCAAGCCAGAGAAATCTTAGAAGAAACCATCAGAAGATTCCCTGAGTTAAAGAATCAAGTTGACTTCTTTACAATGGAAACCTGCCTGTGTTCTTTCAAGAAGATCTTTAGAGAAAAGCATGGTCGTTATCTTGGTTACTATCTTGATCGTCAAGCTGAAGAAGTTATGCAATGCGAGAAAGATGGTTGGTACGGTATCGATTGGGATGTTCTATGGCAAGCTAGAAACGAAACTATTGACCTTCGCTTAGACCATAAACGAGGAATCAATAAAGAAAAGTATCCTAACTTTATTAGATCAGGTAGAATAGAAAACTTAGACTGGTTCTTTGATGATGAAGAGCCTCAACATATTGGATTGGAGATGTTTGGATGAAAAAGATTATTGCTGTTGGTGGTCAACCAGGAACTGGTAAAACTACTCTTTTCCGTAAGTTTATCGATAACTACGATTGGAATAAGTGCGAGCCTAAGAAACTACTCAATGCTATGTATTGCGAAGAGATCGATACTTATGTCTTAGGTAAGTACGAGGACGGAGAAACCTTTGCTGGAACTGATCGCTTATCAATGGCAGTCCAACCAGCAGCGCAAGAGTTTGTAGCTGGTACTAAGTCCAATGTCCTGTTCGAAGGCGATAGAATCTTCAATCAATCCTTTTTGGAGTTCTGCATGGCTCTGCCCAACAGAGACTTGCAAGTTGTATATCTAAAGGTTCCTGATACTATGCTTAAGGAACGATATGCCGAACGTGGCTCTGATCAGTCGGAGGTTTTCTTAAAAGGTAGAGCAACTAAATATAGTAATCTGTTATCAAATTTTGAACTGATGTCCTATATTACTGAGTTTGCAAACACTAACTTAGAGGAGCAAGCGAAGGTTCTAGCGTTTCTGGATTCCCATCTAGCATAGCGTAAGAGTCTTCTGGAATACGATGAAATTCCTAGAAGAAGCTAATTTCAATTGGATGGATATGCTCAATTTTCATGAGCGTCCATTTAGGGCTAAATTCATCCCCGCAAAAGTTTGGAAAGATCTAGATCGTTATAAGAATGATGAACGGGGTCTTTCCAATTATTTTAAAAAGTGGCGAACTCGGCTAGAGTTTACGCCTGAGATATCTAAAGCCAAAATATACGAGAAGTATATTGCTGTTGGCGGAGAATACGACCCTGATGTGCGTCAATGTGTTCTACAGATTCGAACTATATACTACGATACATTCCCCTTTACTCCTCCTACATGGGACAGGTTTAAGTATAAACTTATACAGGTTCTTATGCATGAGATCATTCACTTTATGCAGTTTGATCGTCGTGGAGATGAGTGGAGTAACTACATAGTTCCATATAAAAAAATTGGTAAACAACAAGTAGATGATGAGCGCCAATATCTATCTGGTTTTGATGAGATCCAAGCCTATGCTCATTGCGTATGGATAGATTATAGATCTTTTCGTCCAAAATTTTCCATAGAAGATCTGCTTGCTCGTTCAAACACAAGTCACGATTCCAGCACCCTACGATATTTTCTTAAAACATTTAACTACGACTATCGTAACAACGAAGCTATCCCTAAGATTATTCAGCAAATAGGTAAGTGGGAGCGTAAGTACCATCGTGTGCTGAAAAAGCCTAAATAATAGGTTATAACTATCAGGCTTACACTATGGCTACTGCTAATACAATTCTATCAGACATTAATGAAATCCAGACTGGCTATTTTCTAGCTGGAGAAACGTGGTTTGATAAAGATGCAAAAGAACAATTCAATATGCGTGCCAAACAAGCCACGCCCGCAGAGGTAGCTGATGCTATTGGTAAAGCTAGGGTAATGGCACAAGAGTTTATCGTATGGGCTAAAGCCAATGGATATAAGACACCTATTAGAGATGTTTGGTGGACTGCTAGACCAAACTCTATGACTAGAGCAGTTGGCTATCCAGTCGACCAGAAAAAGAATCCAACTGACGTACTAGTTAAATTTACATCAGGACCATCTGACGGTTTCCTTGGATTGTCTGCTAAAGCTACGCAAGGTAGCGGTGATATTGGATTTAAAAATCCAGGACTAGGTACTGTTGATAGAAACTTAAATATGAAGTTGGCTCAAGAATACGACAACCAACTTAAACAAACTATTAGAAAATTTGCATTACCTGAAGCCTCTGCTGCACGAAAGTTACACATTCGTTCTAATCCAGGTATAAAGAAACAAACTGAAGAAATCGGTGTTCAGATTTTAGCTGCAATGCGTGATGAATTGTTAGTTCGTCTAAACAAATTCAAACAACCTGAACTAATAAAGTATCTACTAAGTGACTGGATGGACGCAGAGATCGTCAAGCCACCCTACATAAAAGTTACTGGTCAAGGTAACAAAGAACCATACAGAGCAGTTGCAATGGATCCAACAAAGAATGAAAAGTTGGACGCACTTGCAAAATATAAAGTCACTCTTGAAAAGGTAGGCAATGAGTCTATTGGCGTCAAGGCAGGTGAAAAGAAAATCATGAAGATCCGTTTCAAATTCGAATCAGAAAAGATGGCATCTTCAGTCAAACTATCTGGAGATCCATGGTAATGAAATCACTAAAGTCTTTTATCATTGAGGAAAAAAATACACACATGGAGCACCTAGAAGATCTGGTGTTTAATGAAGGTGTAGCTGGTACTCGCAAGGCAATCAACTTCCTTCGTGACCTTAGAGACATGCTTGCTGGCAACTCTACTTCCAAAATCACTGCCACTGTTAAATGGGATGGCGCACCAGCTATCTTTGCTGGCATAGATCCAAGAGACGGAAAGTTCTTTGTGGCTAAGAAAGGTATCTTCAACAAAGAGCCTAAGGTATACAAGAGTGCATCTGAGATTGACGCTGAACTTTCTGGAGATCTAGCAGCCAAGTTTAAAACTGCACTTTCTGAATTTTCAAAACTAGGAATCAAGTCTGGTGTTTATCAAGGTGACCTTATGTTTACCGACGATAAAAAGGTCGAGACTATTGATGATGAGAAGTATGTAACCTTTCATCCAAACACTATTGTTTACGCTATCCCTTACTCTAGCGAACTAGGTGCTAAGATTCGTTCTGCTAAGATTGGTATCGTTTGGCATACCACCTACGAAGGTAAGTCTTTTGAAACTATGTCAGCGTCCTTTGGTAAAGGTATTGTAGAAAAGTTTAAGAATGTTCCTAGCATCTGGATGGATGACGCTAACTATAAAGACTATTCTGGTACTGCCACCTTTACTAAATCAGAGACTGCTGCAGTAACTAAGATGCTTTCTGATGTAGGTTCTATGTTCCAAGCAATGAACCCACTAACTCTAAATGCAATATCTAGAGATGAAGATCTATTGATGCAGGTTAAAACCTACAACAACTCCAAGATCAGAGCCAATACTCCTATCACTGATATCAATGCTCACGTAACTGGATTGTTTAACTATATCCACGATAAGTTCCAAAAGGAAATTGATACCAAGAAAACCCAAAAGGGTAAAGACGTTCAAGAAGAAAAGCGTAAAAAGATTCTAGCATTTTTTGCGAACCACGATAAACGTGAGATCGTTAAGATCTTTGAGATAGCCGAGAAGCTAACCTCCATCAAGGAAATGATCATCAACAAGATGAACGAAGCTGGTAATATCTCTACGTTCATTAAGACTGCTTCTGGTTTTAAAGTTACTGGCGTAGAAGGTTTCGTGGCAATTGATCACCTATCAGGTGGCGCTGTTAAGATCGTTAATCGTATGGAGTTTAGTAAAGCTAACTTCTCTTCTGACGTTATTAAAGGATGGCAGAGATAAAATAATCCTAAATAATAATAGAATTATTTTATAGATGGAAAAAATGAAAAAGTTTAATCAGTTAGTCAAAGAGTTGCCTTCCAATACCGTTGTTTTCGCATTCGGTAGATTCAACCCACCCACATCTGGACATGAGCTATTAGTCAAGACAGTTAAGAAATTAGCTAAGACTCACAATGCTTCTCACGCCATCTATGCATCTAGAACTCAGGATGCTAAAAAGAATCCCCTAACTGTAGAAAAGAAGGTTCACTATTTGAACCTAATGTTTCCTGATACCACATTCGTTGCAGCAAATGCAACTGTTCGCACGTTTATTGAAGCTGCTAAAGAACTAAACAAGAAGTATAAAAACTTAATCATGGTTGCTGGTAGCGACCGAATCCCTGAATATGAGAAACTCTTGAACCGATACAATGGTCAAGAGTTTCATTTCGATTCAGTAATGGTTATTTCTGCAGGTGAACGTGATCCAGATGCTGACGATGCTGCTGGTATGTCTGCTTCTAAGATGCGTGCTGTTGCTTCTAAAGGTGACTACGCCCAATTCAAGAAGGGTTTGCCTTCTTCTATGAGAGAAATAGATGGTCGTCGTTTGATGAATGACGTTCGTCAAGGTATGGGTCTAGAAGTTGTTAAAGAACAAGTAAAGTTTACCGTTGATGCTATCCGTGAGAAGTATCATAAGGGAAAGATTTTCCATATCGGTCAAATGGTTGAAAGTAATGGAGACAGATACGAGATTCTAGATCGTGGAAGCAATCATTTGATCATAGTTGATTCTGTTGGTAACACTCATCGCAAGTGGTTACATGATGTTATCCTTTCTAAGAATCAAGTCAAAGAAGATATTCCTGTTGGATATGCTCCAGATGAAATAACATTCAAGGGTTACACCACAAAGAATTTTCATCATGTACCAGAAGCTGCCAAAGCATTCATGCAAACAATTGAACGTGCTGGCGCTGCAGATCCAATTGCAGTATTAAATGCTATAAAAGCAACTGATACCTATATGGGTTTAAATGATTCCCACATCGGTTATGGTGAAGCTCCACAACCAGATGAAGTTTCTGCGTGGACAACGGCACATGGCAAGGCTAAAGAATCTCTAGATAGAGTCGGTGAATTCATGCATCATATGGATTACTGGCATATGCACCAGCATGAACTAGAAGCTATGCTTGGCGACTTTGCCGAAACTGGTAAATCAGAATTCCAAGAATCCTCAGAGGAAGATATGCACGAAGAATTAACAAACAAGACCTTAAAAACTACAGATAAAATTAAGGTTGCACGAATGATTGCCACTATGTTGGGTAACGATGACGCAGAAGCGTCAAGTTCACCAGAACAATTGGTTAACTCTGCCTTGCGTAAAGTAAAGAACAAAGCACTAAATGCAGAAGCATTAAAGATCCTAAACAATATGTTGCAGTTAGCAACTGATGTTGGTATTAAGTTTGATGGTACATTGAAGCCTCAAAAACTAAAGGAAGAGAATGAAGAAGATCTGCTGATGGTTCAGCAAGATGCTCTTAAGCTAAATCACAAAATGAAGATGGGTCATACTTTACATCATGCAGTAGCAGGTAGTGATCATGCTCGTCTTGCTAAGATTAGAAGACAGCTGGGTGAGAAAGTAATTACAGGCAAAGCTGTTAATCTTCCAGACGACTCTGCTCTCCTGGGAACAGCTAGCAAAGCGCAAGATGCTTTTGTAAATAATACTCCAGCAATGCCTAGAGTCCATACTCCAGAAGAAGAAGACTTCGATGATAACTTCGACGATGATATCGAAAAAATGTCTGACGATGACTACTATGACGCATACGAAGATGACGAGTTTTCTCTAGTCGATGATGACACTGGTGAAGAGATTGAAGACGAAGAAGAAGATAAAAAGATCAAAGAATCTACCTTAATGGAAGTTCTTTCTAGAGCAGAAAGAATTCGTGCTCGTGTACGTTTGGCTAAAACAAAATCTAAACGTGAGCGTTCAGTTAGAATTGCCTTGAAGCGTTACTCACCTCCTGCCACAATTAACAAAAGAGCAAGACGTCTTGCCATTAAGTTAATGAAGCAGCGTATGGTTCGTGGTCGCGATATCAATAAACTATCTGTAGGTGAGAAAGAAAGAATTGAAAGAACTCTAGAAAAGCGTAAAGATACTATTAATAGAGTTGCTATGAAGCTGGCTCCACGTGTTCGCAAAATGGAAAAAGCCAGACTATCTCACACTAAGTATACACAATCATCACCATCAATAGGAATCTAATATGAATAAGTTTAAAGATTATCTAAAAGAAGCATGTGACTGCTGGAAAGGTCACAAACGTGTTCCTGGAACAAAACCATGTGCACCTGGATCTTGCGTTAAAGAACAATTAGGCGAAGGCGAACGTGGCTTATGGGATAATATCCACGCTAAGCGCAAGCGTATCAAAGCTGGCTCTGGCGAGAAAATGCGTAAGCCAGGTAGCAAAGGTGCTCCTACTGATGCAGCATTCAAAGCAGCAAATGAAGAAGTTGTGGCGGAAGTTAGTGATGCTACGCTAACCAGTTATCTAACAAAATTAGATAAAGATAACCTTAAGCACAGAATGGATCCCACAAAACGCAGTGACGCAAAACGCATGAAAAGTGGTCCTAATTTTGTTAAAGCGTTTACCAAATTGGATAATAGAAAGTCAGAAAGTTCTATTAAAGAAGAACTATCTGCGGACGAGCAATTTGATGTTATTGAAGAAGTTGTAGAACAACTAGCTCAAGACAACGGTATTGATTCTGAAGCTATCTGGGAAACTCTTGAGTCGGTAGATGACACTGAACTATTAGAGTATGCCATTGATAAAAAAGGACATAAGTCTTCCGAAGGTGGTTTAACACAAAAGGGTGTTGATGCTTACAATGCTAAGACAGGTGGTAATCTACAGACAGCAGTTACTACTCCACCATCAAAGCTAAAAGCTGGTAGCAAAGCTGCTAATCGTCGTAAGTCTTTCTGTGCACGTATGGGTGGCATGGAAGGCGCAATGAAGAAACCAAACGGAGAGCCAACTCGTAAAGCTCTCGCACTAAGAAAGTGGAACTGCTAATATGTCAAATACAACATTTAAATTATTTGCTGATAAATTGGGTGGCAGATCTGCCGCAGCTTATATTGGTACTATTGGAGAAATCTTTTATGATACAGATGGCGCAACTCCACTCCGTATATCTGATGGTGTAACTCCAGGTGGTATTCCTTTTGGTATAACAAATACTTCTGTATCATTCACTCCACAATTCAAAACTGTTTCTGGTAATACTCTTGCTGGAACTGTTTCTACTGGCTCTTATGTTCTTCAGGGATTAATCTGTCACTTTAGAATGAATGTGAGTTTTGCCAATACTACCGACTTTGGTTCAGCAAGTCAGTATCAAATGACATTACCGTTTCCTGCTAGTAATACCTTTACTGTTCGTGGTGGAACTTTACATGCTCCTACCCCTAATGATGCAATTTATCATATTGCAGGAATTACAGATATTGCTGATTCTACAACTATAATGAAATTATATTATTCTGGAAGCGCAACAGATTTGGCTTGGAAATCTTCCACTCCAGTTTCTGCAACAAATACTGCTAGCCACTTTGATATCTCTGGTGCATATCAGATAGCAACACCAATATAAAATATGGATGAACTAAAAGCAACTCTAAAGGTACTCATGGCAAATCAGTTTGTCATGTACTTTAAAGCACACTCATACCACTGGAACGTTGAGGGTATTAACTTCAACGAATACCACGACTTCTTTGCAGAGATCTATTCTGACGTTTATGCTCAAGTAGATCCTGTGGCAGAGTACCTAAGAGTATTGGGTGAGTATGCACCGCTGTCCGTGATGCAACTATATGAATATAAATCTATTAACGAAGATACCTTTAAGCCTAGCACCGTAACAGGCATGCTTGGAAACCTAAGCAAAGACAATCAAGAGTTAATATCAAACCTAAATAAATTATTCGATGTTGCTTCTGCTGCTAATGAACAGGGCATGGCTGACTATGCTGCATCAAGATTAGACAAACATAAAAAGCATGCATGGATGATTCGTTCATGCTTAAAGACCGAGGACTAACATGCTAAAGTATTCACAACTGCTAACGAAAATCTCAGAAAAAGAAGAAATGGCTCGTTCAGACTATAAAGTTTCTCCTTCTGGAAGAAAGTCACACAAGTACATAGTCTTCAAAGACAAAGAAGATTCTGAGCGTGATGATGTTAAAGAAGAAATTGAGTTGGATGAATCACTAGATCCAAGCGAGATCGCAAGTAATCCTAAAATGTATGACTCTGCTACTGCAAAGAAAGCATACTATCACAAGAATGTAACAGCTGATGATAAGAAAGCGTTAGAGCGTCATCTAGATCGTCATCATGGAAATAAAGAGTGGCGTAAACCAGTTAAAGAAGGTTACGAGCAAGGTGTGGCGGAAGGTGCTCCTATTGTAGTGATGCCAAGTCCTGAAAGATTAAAGAAAGCAGAACCGACTAAGGTTAGATACCAAGGTGACATTGTTCCACCAACGAAACCGCCAAGTACAGAGAAGCGTGGAGTCAAAGGTCGTCCAGGACAAAGACCAATGCCAGGTCAAGGTGTGGCGGAAGGCTACGAAGACCACCACTTGTTTCCTGACTATATGCAAAAGATTTTGAAGAAGCATGAGCAAAGCCCAGAAGAAAAAGCACGTAATGCTAAGAAAGCTGCAGAAGCAAGAGCTAATGCTAAACCAGTCAATAATAAAGCAGAACCATACAAACCACTAGGTGGTAGAGACGAGAAGTCTGGTCGTTCTTACTCAGAAGAAGTTGATCAGATTGACGAGATCTCTTCTAAACTTGCTGGCGACTACTATGGTGCAGCTACAAAGAAACATCTAGATAAAGTTGGTATTAAACCAAACATGTATGATCGTATCGCAAAAGATATGGGCAAGAAGCGCAAGGCAGGTGTTGATCGTGCTTTAGATCGTATCACTGGTGCTCGTAAGACTAATGAAGATCTTGTGACTGAAGGCGCATTCGAAAAGGCAGAAGAAAATAAACGTTCTGCCGACGCTGCTAAAAAGTATGGTAACACGTTTGACTACCACTTGCATATGGCTGACCACCACGACAACATGGCTGAATGGCATGGAAGCAGAGGTCGTCATGGTGAAGCAGATAAGCATGCTGAGAAGGGTGAGCAACACCATGAACTTGCCATGAAGCACAAAGACAAGGTTAAAAAAGAAGAAGTTGATTTAGAAGAAAATC